TTAGTCATAAGTTACTCCTTATGGTTTTGTAGGCCACGTCACATCATCTAGTGAAGTTGCACTTGATGTAATGTCACGTAGTGCTTGTCTGTATGCAGTCTGTGCAGAAGTCATTGTACGATCCGACCCTGCCCACCAATCAGTAGCGGCAATCAAACGATCACGTTCTGCTCTGAGTAGCTTCATAGGTTCAGCCGCAATCAATGCGTCTTTCTTAGCTGATACTGCCGACCAAGTTGTACCCCAATCAGATGGGTCTTGGCTCTCAATAGCTGAACCATTTGCATCTGCGCCAGTTACTTTGGCGTACATGGTTGTGAACTCAGCTTCTGTTGTTGGTTCGCCACGGAGTACCCACTCTGTAACACCCAACTCTGATAATGCTGTTGATATTGTTGTCATTTTATTTTCCTATGTTTGTGCTGGCGATAGCCATTGAAAAGAGATAGAGGTTTGTGCCTGACTAGCATTACCACCAATTACAGAGCCATTTTGAACACTCTCGAATTTTAAAAACACCTTTCGGTTTGCTGTGTCTGATATGTTTAAAAGAGCCTCACCAGAAACAACTGAAAGGTCTGTGTTGGAAGAAGTGTTACCAACACCTAAATAGGTAACTCTGCTATAAGTAGAATTGTCCTCTGTGCCGTATAAACTTACTGAAGTCTGGTTATCACCAGAAGCGTTACTTATAGTAGCAAAGTAAGAGACCTTATAAACGCCTGTCTTGGGAAACGTAAAAATCCCAGAGGAAATAGACATTAAGTCACCAATACCATTATTAACATAAAGGGGGGCTGAGGGTTTTCCCCAAGCTGTTAGAGTTCCATTATCTGTGCTAAAGTTAGAACCTAGAGTATAGATGTCATACATAACTGTATTTGGTGTGCTAACCACACCATTACTGTCAATGGTCAGTCCAGTTGTACCACTGCTATTCTGTAGAGTATCGACTTTTATTATACTGGTCATTGTGCGACCTCCATTACAAATAGTTCTGCTTTGTCTACTCTCCCATTCGAAGCAGTACCGCCTTCCCAATATATAAAAGGACGTAACCGAATTGTTTGAACAGATGTAGAGTTTGGAGAAAATGTACCAATTACTTGCTCAGACGGGAAGTATGGAGAAGAGTTACTACTCCATGAATTTGCTGGATACCAAGGGTATCTGGTAATATCTATCGAAGTTGTATCATTTAATGTAATAATACCACCCTGCGCTTGTGTAGCACTCACACCCATTGCATCCCAACCAATATTTGCTGTGCAATATAAAATACTTGAAGTAGACTTAGGGGTAATCGTCAATGATGTTGCTTCTATATATGCTCTGTTAGTAAATCCAGTCCCATACAATGCGGCTCTTGTGTTAGACTGACTCCATGTTGTGCTAGTACTAAGAGAAGATTGTGCAAACTGTATAACATGCCCAGGAATATGCACACCATTGCCACTGGTCTTCTCAACGAGGCTATCGACTTTTAATGTACTCATTGTGCGATCTCCATTACTATCATGCGCATAAAACCCCAATCAGCCGCAATCCGTACTGAAGTGCCACTATGTGATTTAGCCCAAAATTGATAACTTATTTCTGAGGTTGTATTTGGGGTATCTAAAAGGGCAGTATATTCACAGTGGTGTGTACTTCCTTGTCCAGCTAATCCATTATAACTAATTTGTTCATCACCACATGAGGTTGCAGTAGCACCTCCGATTGATTTATATATATTTACTTGTATACCATCTGAAGCTTGACCATTAAGATTAGCATTCCATTGAACTGCTATAAAAAACTTACTTGTTTGAAATTTTGGGGTAATTAACTGAGATAAGTTCGTAGCAGAAATAGTTGTACTACTAGTAATAAACGAAGTTCCAGTTGCGGCTTCTTTAACCTGTATAACACTCCCTGCTGGAGCAACGAACCCGTTACTAGCATCCAGTGTTTGACCACTTGGTATTATCACCTTGTTTGCATTAGACCCAGATGTTGGTCCTATTAAGTTTTCGACTTGTAATGTACTCATCTATATCACCGTTAAGTTTCCATTGACTGTCAGAGTAATACCCGATGCCACAGTAAGTGGCCCTGTAGCACTAGCATTTTCATCTGCGTCAATTGTTGTGTTAGTGTTTAGCTCTTGTTCATTAACTCGAAAGATGTCACCTGCTCTTGTTCCAACTGTTCCGTTGTCACCTTTGAACATGCCACCGCCAGATACGTTGGCTACTTCAAACGTGGTGTAGGCTACGACATCAAGTATATCACCTGTTGCCGCACCAGATGCTAAGATAACGTCAGAACCATTGGCGGCTGTATAGTCTGCGCCATTACTTAGGAAGATTCCATTAAGGTACACGTCAAGAAATTGTGGAGTATACCCACCAGTGGCAAAGGATGTTTGCCCTGCTGTTGCCGTAAAGCTATCCCTTGTCTGCGTAGCTTGGGGGGTTGGCTGTGTGCCAATATATCCACTCATTCTATTCTCCTAATTATATTTCTGCTGCATCCATAGCTGTCTGGTATGCAGTCTTCACTGCGTCTGTCCAAACTGCATTGCATATTGCTTGTACTTCTGTTGACTCACCTGAGATGTCAGTGTCACCCCATGTACCTTCAGTAGTAATCACACCATCTGCGTCTCTAACTTCACCTGATTTAGTTGAGCATTGTAAGACGTGACGATGGAATGATCGGCTAATCTCTGTGCCATCTCTAGCTATCACAGTAGCTGTACGAACTTGCACTGCTTTGTAATCTCCAATGACTTCAATTTTATCTTCTACTTGTGTTTCTGTTAGTGCCATATTGGCCTCCTTTGTTTTATCGTGGCATTATTGCCACCTGTCCAACCCAATCTCTAAAAGGGCTATGAGTTTGTTTTGTATGTCCCACTAAAAATTACGTCAAAACTACTGGTGATACTACCTTCTTGCACATTTTCAAAATTACCACTGCTATTTAAAAGTCTAAGGTAAGCTTTTGTTGCGGTAATATCTATCGTCAGGAATAAGAACCTTTGAAATAAGTAGGAGCCAGTGTTTTGTATAAATGTAATACCAATACCCCCATCCTGATTGGCCGCAAAGGGCAGTCCTCCTACGGCTACAGTACCTGCACCACTTCCTTTGCTACTTAAACGAACCCTACCCGTAACTTGAACTACGTTGCCTATTTTTGTGTAGCTACCTGCAGTAAGGTTACTGTAAGTTGTGCCAGAGTTATTAGACCCAAACAAAACAGTAGGAGTAAACGAGCCAGATTCGTAATCGTCTAACTTATTAGCCGACCCAGTACCGCCGAGGTATATCCCACCTGATAGGTAAGCGTCTTTGAAGCGTGAGTTTGAAGAACCTAAGTTTATTACATTGTCTCTATTTGCACCCGAAGATGTTGAAGGTGCAACTGTAGAATACCCGTATCTAAGGTAGGAATCACCACCAGTAGAACCACCTGCAAAATACTCATTAGATGCAACCCCAATACTACCTACAGTTGTGTTGTCTTTTTGTACTCTAATTACTTCACCATCTGAGTTGTGTCTTGCGGCAATTATTGCATGAGTTCCATCAACGCCAATTATAACCCCTGCACTTTCTCTAAGAGCAATGCCACTACCATCTTGGTGAGGATTAATATTCGTAGTTGAGATTAAAACGTCCTCATTACTTGTAATCGTCATCGCTGTGGCGTTACCATTGTCGTCGATGCTAGGAGTACCTTCTGGTAAGTCTGCTACTTGAAACGCTGCCTGTGATATAACAACTACATTATCACCATTCTGTGCGGCTGCGGTAAGAGTAATTGTAGTACCATTCGTAGCTGTATAATCTGTGCCGTCTACTAAGCGTACACCATTCTGGAATACATGAACCTTACCTACTGTGTAGTTCAAACCAGTAAGGCTTGTCGTTGCACCAGTGATAGTAAAAGTCTTTTTGTGTTCAGCCCCCGATGAAACGACAGATGCTTTTGACCCTATGTAACCTGCCATGTTTTTTATCCTTTGTTATTCATTGTTGTATATTGCCCAAAGATACTCAGTGGGTTATGCCGCTGTATATGTTGCCATTAAGTATACCTGAGATGCACTATTTTGTAAGTCAGAGTGATTCAATACTACAAATCCTGATCCGTTCTCAGATTTGTAAAATTGTAAACCACTTGATCCAGTCATATATATGGTGTGAGCTGTGTTAGCCACATATTGACACATACATGTTCCAACAGCCACTCCTGCGTTTGTAGAATTGAAAGGTAACCCTTTTACTGTCAATGAAGTAGCTGATGATCTATCGGTAAAAGTTTGTAACAAGCACCAGACAGTAACTTGGTCTCCAATTTTAGTATATACAGCATTGTTTGCTGTAGCAGAACCGCCATTAGGAGTTGTTGGTGTCCAACTTCCGTATTCATAATCACTCAAAGCGTTAGCGGCGGCGGTGTCTCCGTTGAACTTTAGTCCGTCACTGTCAATGCGCATACGTTCTGCGTTGTTTGTCTGAAACATTAAAGAATGGTTTGTCTTAGTTCCTATCCAACCACCACTAGATGCCGCAAGCATTTCCATATTGACAGAATTTGCTGTATCAGACGCACGGATATAAGCAGTGCCAGCTTTAGAAACATCTAACTGTCTTGTAGGAGAACTCGTCCCAATACCAACATTATTTGAGCCATCAACTGTTATAGCATCGGGTATGTTAATTAAGTCTGTTTGCTTACTCATTAGGTTTGCTCCAGTACGCTCACTATCACATCACAACTTGATGCTGTGTCACTTGTTACGATTACAGTGTCAGTAGTCTCTAATATGATCTTACCGTCTAAGACTGAGAGAGCTGCACCTGCTGGTAGTGGTACACCTTTAACGATGTAAACACCTGCCGCCTGTACATCTACTTTGATCTGAGATGCTGTTCTGTTAGCTAAGTTACAACCGATCATCACTGATGTAGTCGAACTTGGTACTGTATATGTAGTTGTTGCACCTGTACCTACCGATGCACTTGTATAATTTTTGAATGTATTTGCCATTGTTTACTATCCTAGAGCTATTGATAATGCAAGAGCATTAGACTCTGCTGTAGCTAGGAGAGTAGCTTTACTATCTCCATCTAATGTTGCAGCGTCTACGTTTAAACTATTTACAAAGGTTTGGGTTACTCTTGCATCGATTGCTGTATTAGCCCTTGCGTCAGTATAATACAGATTAGTGTTTTCTGTCAAGTCAGAAGTTGTTTTATTTCCAAATGCAGTATTAAATCTAGCATCAGTATAATAAAGATTAGTACCCTCAGATAAGTTAGTGGTACTTTTAGTTGCAAGCCTTGTATCAAAGTCTGTATTTGAACGAGCACTTGTGTAGTATAGGTTAGTACCTTCTGATAAATTAGTTGTACTCTTAGCAGTAAATGCTGAGTCAAACCTAGCTTGTGTATAGTACAGATTTGTACCTTCAGCTAAGTCTGCAGTATCGTGGTTGCTTAGAGATGAGACAGTACCTGTAACATCACCAGTTATATCACCTACAAAGTTAGTTGATGCTGTAACTGTAGTACCTGTAATAGCCGCAGGTGTTGATCCACCTATGACTGCATTGTTTATTGTACCACCTACTACTGTTGCAGTATTTACTGCTGGAGATGTAAGTGTTTTATTTGTTAATGTTTGTGTACCTGTAAGTGTAGCTACAGTTGAGTCTATGTTTACTGTAACATCACCTATTGTGCCACCACCAGTAAGACCTGTACCTGCAACTACCGATGTAATGTCACCGATGGGTACAGTAGCTATCTGTGTATCTACATAAGCTTTAACCGACTGCTGTGTAGGTACAAGTGTAGCTGAGTTAGATGTCATATCATCTTCATCAGCAAAAGCTGTTACACTTATAGTACCATCAGATA